CAAAAGAGTTGCCAAGTAAAGAGAATTGGGAGAAAATAGGTAATCATATTAAAAGTAGTTTTCAACAAACGGAACAAAATGCAAGTTAGTTAGTTATATTTGTACGGGTTAGAGTCTCAAACATAGTTAACCTAAAGGAATTATTGACCCTTGTAATGATACTGACGTGAGACTCCAGTTGATTTGCAGGGGTTTTTTATTACCTAAAAATTCATTATATGAATGAAATTTATTTACAATGTCAGTACAATGACAAAGACCAAATGATTGTTTCAAAAGGAGATTTTATTTGCTTTGAAATTATCGAAGGAGAAAGCTCCAAAACTGTTTGCATAGACAAAAAACAGGCATACACATTAATTAAAACATTAGAACATTTTAGCAATGAGTAAAGAACTGCCTTTTTTTAAGTTTAACGCAACTGAGTGGATAACTGGAAATATTAGCTATGAGCCATTTGAATTGCAAGGTGCGTTCATTAGTGTATGTGCTGAGTATTGGAATAGAAATAACTGCCTGACGATTGCAGAAGCCAAGCTAAGATTGCGTAACTCAGATTTAGTTGACAAGTTGATTGAAAAAAAATATCTTAAGACAAAAAAAGAAAAACTTGTAATTTCATTTCTTGATAATGAACGTGAAGAAATATCCGCTAAACGATTGAAACTCAGCGAGTCAGGGCGCAAGGGTGGCTTAAGCAGGGCTAAAGCGTCGCTAAAGCAAGGCTCAAGCATTAAAGAAATAGATAAAGAAGAAGAAATAGATAATAGCTTGGAAGCTCGCAAATCAAGATTTGCTGATACATTGAAACCTTTTTTAGAACTTTACGGTAAAGAGATGCTGAATGACTTTTATCAATACTGGACTGAACATAGTCCTAACGCTAAAAAAATGCGATTTGAAAAGGAAACTGCTTGGGGTATTGAAAGAAGATTAATTACTTGGCATAAAAACACGCTTGCAAAGCAAAAGCCTGTGGTAAATGCAGCTTATGGTTTAACTAATGATTGGGATGGATAATGTATAAAAGATTAACTGACTTAAATGCTGAGATGTTTAGCATTAGACACGAGAAAGATGTTAGAGGTAAATCTATTGGTTGGGATTGGGATATGCTACCACTTACAATCAAAGAGGGAACTACGACATACATTGGAGCTGCACCTGCTTCAGGAAAAACGGAGCTATGGTTTGAGATATTGATTAACCTATCTTGTTTGCACGGTTGGAATCACGTCATATTTTCTCCTGAGACTGGCAACTCTGCTGAGATATTTTCAGAGTTATGCTACAAGTACATTGGTAAACCTTACGTTCAAGGACAAAATTCAATGACACACGGTGAGCAAGTAAGTGCTGAGATGTTCGTGAATCAACATTTTATTGTTATAGACCCGATTGACGAGGATTTAACTATAACTAAATTTTATGATTTGGTAGATGAGATTGAGCGCAAAGAGCAAATCACTATCCATACTACTACTATTGACCCTTGGAATGAACTTACTGAGGAGTACATTCATAGCGATTTAGGACGTGAGGACAAGTATTTGAGTCGTATTCTTGGGATAGTTCGTAAAAACGCAAGAAAAACAGGTAGACACAACTGCATTATTAATCACGTCAGAGACCAACCGATGATAGTTGGAAAGTCAATAGCAGGAACTGAGCTTAGATACTTTCCTATTCCTACTGCAAGAGATTTCGCAGGTGGTCAAGTATGGTTCAGGAAAGGTCTTAGTGTTTTAATTCCGTGGAGACCGCCTTACGGATTGGCGAATGAAGATGGCAGCGGAGTAGAAAAAAACGAAGTGCATCTAAAAGTTGCTAAGAGTAAGCCAAAGGGAGTATCAAAAAACGGAATATACAAAATGTTCTTGGACGTAGACCGCTACCAGTACTATATGCTTGACATCAAAGGTAACCGTGTTTATGCAAATAGAGGCACAACCTACAAAAAAGAGAATCAGGTAAAAATACCACAAGACGGAATAATGTCAACATCTGAGAAACTTCGTAACTTAGCTAATCAAACACCTTTCTAATGGACATCGGATTACAAAAAATCAAAACAAGTGCTAACCTTTGGACTATAAAAAAACGAATCCAAAACGCACGAGAGAACATCTTAAAAACAAGACCTAATGCAACTGACTACATCAAAGGCGCAGAGCAATCAGAACAGGAGTTATTAGAGGCTATCTCTTTTCTGACTAATCTTTACGAACACGCAGTATCAATAAGTCGAGAAAATACAATTCTCGCTAATAGAAATATGGAGCTGCAACGACAAAAACAAGAACTTGAAAACCAAATCAAGTATAACCAAATAGAAAACCAATTATGAAAAGAGAAAAAAAATTAGTGGCATTGGCAGCGTTCTTGCCAGTATTAGCAGACTTTATTGAAGACCTTAACGACCAATCCGTCTTTCGACAAGGACTAAAGAACAAGGCTAATATGTTAGCTCAGGAAATTCAAAAGGCAGACCGAGCAGTGTTACGAATAGACGAACAACACGCAGAGCAGGTATGGAATGAGCAGGTGGATTTGCAAAGAGCATTTCGCCAATGGATTGACGAGAGTATTACAATATGAGATGCAAGAACTGCAAAGAGAAGTTTGAGCCTATCCGCTTTAACCAAAAATACTGCTTGAATAAGATGTGCGTTGATGCTTGGGTGCAAGAAGCCAAAGTAAAGAACTGGCAAAAGAAAAAAAAGAAAATGCAAGAGGACTTAGAGACGGTTCAAGACCTTGTTAAAGCAGCTCAGTTAGTGTTCAATAAGTTCATACGGATGCGAGACAAAGATGAACTCTGCATATCTTGTAAGCAAATACCTAAGAAAGTAAACGCAGGTCATTTTTGGAACGCTAACAACCATTGGAATGTTCGATTCGATGAAGATAATGTTCACGTTCAATGCGAAAGGTGTAATAGCTTCTTATCAGGAAACTTGTTGGAATATCGAACAAACCTGCTAACTAAAATTGGAGCTGAAAGATTTAATCAACTTCAGGCAAGAGCAAGGATAACACGAAAGTTCACCAAAGACGAACTGAAAGAAATTATAACAACCTACAAGAAAAAAATAAAAAATGTATAACTTTTTTAATTTAATGCTTGTTTATATAAAAATATAAATTACCTTTGTAAGGTCAATGTGAGCGAACATTGATTTTGTTTAACCCTTTTAACTTTTTTTATGTCTATTCTTCCTTTATCTTTCTCGGCTAACAAAGTAGGTTACAAACAATACCTAAAAGCTGGTGGTGCTTTGCAATATGCTGACTTTATGGTTTATGAGCGTAGAACTCCTATTGAAGTTTGTGCCGAAAAAATCAATCGTTTTCACGCTGCTATGGTTTATTCTTATGACCAAGCAATGTACTATAAGTCTATTGGAGACCAAGCAATGTACGAGCTGCATATGCATACTGCAGATGTTAGAGGAAATCATCTTTCTGAAGCTCATAAAGAGTTAGACTCGTTATCTAAATAATTTAAACGGGGGGTGCGCATCCGTAACGCACAAAAACAAAAAAAAACGCTATGAAGAATTTATTTAAATCGTTGGCATCGTTCCAACAAGAAGTGCCTGTCATTCACAAGGCAACACAAGGTTACGGATACTCTTACGCAGACCTGCCGAAAATCTTTGAGGTAATCAATCCGCTGCTAAAAAAACACGGACTCGGATTTACTCAAACCCTACAAACCAAAGACGATGTTAATTACATTGCTACGATGGTATTCCATATTGAATCAGGAGAGAACTTAGAAAGCCTTGTTGCTATCCCTTACGTTCAACTCAAGGGTATGAACGACTATCAAAGTTTTGGTTCAGGTGTAACATACTACCGCAGATATGCTTTGAGTTCTGCACTTGGTTTAGTAACAGATAAAGACACGGACGCAAGCGGTGAGCAAGTAAAGACGGAGAAGAAACTACCTACGATTGACCAAAAGAGATTTGCAGCAGCAGTACAAGCCATTGCCAAAGGTGAATACACACGAGAGAAACTCGAAACATCCTTTGCATTAACTGAAGGTCAAATTGATATGCTTAATGCCCTATGAAAGCTCTCAAGATTCGATGTTCTGCCATTGGTAAAATAATGGCAACACCACGCTCTAAAGGCGAACTACTCAGCCAAACGGCTAAAACGTACATCCACGAACTTGTGTTAGAGGAGAAATACGGCATCCGCAAGGAGTTTTCAAGCCGTTACACGGACAAAGGAATCCAAGTTGAAGACGAATCTATCTCGTTGGTAAATGATGTCTTAGATGTCAAATTTATCTACAAGAATGAAGAGTATTTTGAAAACGATTGGATTACTGGCACACCTGACGTAAACACGGAAGATGTATTGTTAGACGTTAAAAGCTCTTGGGATGCTACTACTTTTCCGTTTTTTGATACGGAGATTCCTAACAAAGACTACTACTATCAGCTTCAGGGTTATTTATGGCTTACTAATAAAGATGAAGCAATGCTTTGTTACTGCCTTGTAGATACTCCACTTGATATGGTAGAAGACGAAATCCGCAGAGCGCATTGGAAACTGCACAAACTTGACGAGGATATGGATTTGCGTGAAGAGGTAGAGAGTAAGCATCAGTTTTCACACATTCCTAAGAACCGCAGAGTTAAAGTTTTCTATGTACAAAAAGACGAACAAGTAATCGAGCAGATAAAAGAGAAGATTGAACTTGCTCGTGAGTATTATAACGCACTAATTCAAATGCTATGAACCAAGAAGTAACTGACAAAGTAGTTTTAAGCGTATTGGCGAAGTATGCAGAACGCTCTGCTACTGGCTTACGAAAATA